TTTTTATTTAACTACTAATCTCATACTTCCCGTAAAGATCAGTAATGACAACCCCTAAACCGTACATAATAGCAAAGAAGTAATCTTGAGTCAAGTCCATGTTACCCAAAGCATCTCCTGTAACAATCAGGGCTTCACCTTCTGTTACAAACTTCACGGGTTTTTCATCGGTAGTAACAACATAAATGTCATCTTCCGAAAGTTTAAAAGTATATGTTCCTACATTATGAACCTGTCTGATCCTTACCATAGGAGTACCATTAAAGCTACCATAGTAACCCATCCGGTAAACATCTTCCTTGGCAGAATCGGAAACAAGACCAGTTGCAACCTTCCGAAGAGCCTTTCTAGTACCAGCCAAAATAGCCTGCTTACCGCTAGCGGCCTCTACGTGCTCAATAATATCAATCATAGCACTTTCATCAAAGGAACCACTAGTTGTAAATCCAGCAGGAAGGCTTGTGAAAGAACCTACGAAAGCATCATAAACATCATTATTAATTTTCACACGAAAAGCCTTTTCAATCTGTTCAAGCATTTCGTTAAAATCAACACGACCACTAATCAGACGGCTAAGATGCTCAAAGATTTTGATACCTTTCAAGGTTGTTGGGATAGGAACGTTAGTCCCTACATCCAAACGCTGCCGCCTTAATGCCTGTGTACCATCAGCAATTTCAGATACAACAAGCATGGTATTGTCAGGAACATAGAAAGAGTTCTGATCACCACGAGCTAAATTCTTATCCTCAACAAACTGCGAAAAGAAATTATCATCAGGAAGTCCCTCAAGCACGGTAACCTGAAGAATTTCCTCAATAATTTCAAACATTTCCGCACCATTGCGGCGCAATGCCTTATAATTAAGCGTTTTCGACCCACCGTTTAGATCGATAAACTTGTTTCGCAATACTTCAGTTGCTTCATTCGCAGAATATTTTTCATGCGAGAATTTATTTTTATAAACATCTCTTGCTAATTCTACTAAAGTCTTATTGTCTTCCATTTACATATTCCTCCTTTATTTAAAATTTAATTAATTGGCAACTACAATTTGAATAACGTTCAAATACTTGTTGGCCCTATACATTTCACGAGCAACAATTATACCCTGTACAGATTCTGGTGTAGCCGAGGTAGGGGCATCGGCTATCTTCCACTTATTTCCCGCCTGCAAAAGCACATACTTGCCAACTTCAGGAGTTCCATCAATGCACTCATCCGAAACAGAGAGAATATCCTGCGGGGCAAGCATTAAAACAGTAATGGGTTGACCAGCAGCATTTATAAAATTCTCTAATGCACCAGCAGATTTGAGTTGTTCATCATAAATAATTTCTGGGGTAGCCACAACTCCAATATTTTTAGCGGTTGTAGAACTAGGAACTGTAGCCTTAAAAATCTCACGATTTGCAGATGCATCCAGAAGATTGCTTACCTCAACCAACATTCCATTTTCAATTGCGGCCTGCCCATCATTTGCATCATAAAATTTGGCAGACCGAATATTGCCATCTTTTGTTGCTTTAACGTTGTCCGAACGAATTACTCCATAAGCCATAATTTATATTCCTCCTTTATTGTTTTAAATATTTATCAAACAATTCATCAAACTTGCCTGGTAAATCATTGTCCTTGGGTGGAAGTTCGATTTTAACAGTATTCTTTCTGCTTGGTCTTGCAGAAAACTTAAAACCAACACTACTTTTTACCATAATAAAAGCAACTTCTTTTTCAAGTTGCTCCAAGGTAAATTCCGAAGCCTTTTCTTTTAACTCTTGATATTCAACATTATCCTTCAACTTTTCATCAAATTGAGAAAACAGTTCTTCTTCTGCCATCATGCGTTCTTCTTTAAGTTTATTTGCCTGAAATTCTCTCAGAATTTTATTTTCTTCATCCAATAGTGCATAGTTTTCACGCATAGCATCAAGAGCTTCTTTCTCTTCCCTAGTAAGTCTTTCTTGGAAAAGCTCAACCCTGTCTCCCACGAAACTTACCACATCACCTTTTTTTTCATACCCCTGCCGATAAATCTTTGTCATATCCCAATTTGAATATTCAAATCTGTCATCAAATACTTGATCAATACAATACCATTCATTATCTTCCGCTTCTACAACTTCAAGAAGGTTATATAATGCGTATCTGATATCTTCATGGGATATTTCAAAGGTTTTCACATATACCTTAGGTTCATCTTCAACTTTAGTTTCGATTGTTTCTTCGCCCTCAGTAAACTCTTCGGTTTCATTTGCTGGCTGTTCTTCAAGGGTTGTCTCTTTCGTGGTAACTTCTTCTTTCTCCGCTAACATTTCTTTTACTTGTCCATCCACTTCATTGCCTCCTTCCGAAAGAACTTTTTTTAATTCTTCCATCATCATAAGAACTTTTTCCTTATGAGCATCTTCGCTAAATGTTTCTGTAGTAGCCATAGCATCTATCATGCCAGTACCATAATCCTTGTTTAAAAAGGTTATGCCTTGATACCTATAATCAATAATTTTAAAGTATTTTTTCTTGGCATCATACTCAAATTTATCAACGATTATTTCTATCGAAAGTTTTACATCTTTATCTCTTTCAATAATGTCTTCAGCCCAATTGCTATACTCACGCCAAACATATCCATTGCAGCACACATAATTCCTGCCATCATGTTCTTCTATAACATAATTATTGCTTTCGGGTACCAACCCAATAGGGGTCTCTAAATAAATTAACTTATAATCATCGTCTCCCATTTTGCTTTTTTCGAGAATCATGTCATGCCCGCCAAATTGCGGATTACCATCCTCATCCTCAATAACATGTGCCAATATGGGAATATTAGAAAGTGATCCCATTGCTCTTTTCATATCCTCAAGTTCAAAATAACTACCGTTAGGGTTCTCACCATTATGACATATCCTCAAACGCATTTTAATAAATTTTTCAGAATCAAAACTTTCATCAACCTCATAAGTAGCTGCAAGTGACAAATGTTCTAAGTTCAATACTGTTTTTCACCACCTCACTAAATAATAAATTTATTACTAAAAACAAATTGCGACTTATCTAGTTCATTAAAACTGAACTTCAAAGAAGTATTATTCTCAAAAATAGAAAGACCATTGTGACACGTCAATAGTCTAAAACCAGATTGAAGCAATTTAGTTTTTAGCTCCTTATCAAAACAATAGATAAACTTCACAAGGTTTTTTCCCCCTTTTGATATTATTAATTTCTATTATCAGGATTATTGGTATCCCGATCTATAGCATCCTGTCCACCATCTGTAAGATCCTCTTCATCAACTCCCGGATTACCTGATTTTTTATCCGACTGAGTATAGCTTGTTTTAAGAGGTGTCCATTTTTCAGGTATATTAAAAACAACATTTTCCACAAATTCATTGTTCAGCATTGCACTAGGCGTTAATCCTAAAGCAGTAGCATATCTCATCTTTATGGGAACTCCAAGACTGGCAGCTTCTTTGGCACTTTCAATATATTCCCTTTTGTTCATATGGGTAATTTCTAAGAAATGAGTCTTAAATAACATTCTTTTATTAAAATTTTTTAGTTTACGATTTACCCATCTCTCACATTGCTTCAGGAATTTAAAAACAAGCATTTCATCTACAACTACACTTTTAGTTAGAGCAGCCCCCGTAGCATCTTGAGAGCTAAATAACAGTTGACTGATACCCGCATCATTATAGAAAGCACGTTCTGCTTCAGCAACTGTATCAATCGCCCTTTCTGATTTGTCAACCCTGATAGCATCAACTTTCTCATAAGGACTAAGTAACGCTCCTACTTGGTCTGGAAGTTGTGCTATG